AGTGTTGAATTCGGGTGAGGGTGCTGGTCACGGTAAAACCGTTGATTTGGCTGTGTTGGATGAGACGTGGGCGGATAAGGACGATTCCCGTGAGCAGGCTTTGGCTTTGTTGTTGGATGAGGATTCTTCTGATTCGGCGGTTTGGCGTGAGTTCCGGTTTATGTTTAGGGATTTGAGGGAGGCGGCTGGTGGTAGTGACCTCGCTCAAGACCTCGAGAAAGAGTTTGCGGCGCTCGACGGCTGATCCTGTTTACGAAACTTTGCGTACTCCGGGGCGTCCTTCTGAGGGGCATCGGGTTGCGTGGGTTGCTGAGAAATTGGGGTTGCCTTTGATGCCTTGGCAGCGGCTGGTGGCTGATGTGGGTAAGGAATTGGTGCCGGCGGATGACCAGACCCGTGAAATGGTTGAGGCTTTGGGTGGGGATGCTGATGGGTTGATGGTTCCGGCTTACCGTGAGGTGGTTGTGACGATCATGCGGCAGTCGGGGAAGACGACTTTGGTGTTGCCGGTTGAGATCGAGAAGATGTGGACTCCGAACCAGACGGTTGTTTACACGGCTCAGACTGGTGTGGACGGTCGGATGAAGTTCACTGAGGACCAGGCGCCGATTATCCGTAATTCGTCGATCGATCAGAAAGTCCAACAGTATTACAAGGCTGCTGACAACACTGGGATGTGGTGGCATAACGATTCCCGGTTGAAAGTGTTGAATTCGGGTGAGGGTGCTGGTCACGGTAAAACCGTTGATTTGGCTGTGTTGGATGAGACGTGGGCGGATAAGGACGATTCCCGTGAGCAGGCTTTGAGTCCTGCGATGATTACGAAACCGCAAGCCCAATTCTGGAACATTTCGACTGCTGGTACTCCTGCTTCGGTGTATTTGAAACGGAAAGTGGAGTTGGGTCGGGCTGCTGTCCGTGCTGGCAAAACTGAGGGTATCGCTTATTTCGAGTGGACTATCCCCGACGATGAGGATGTTTACGACCCGAAAGTGTGGGCTCGGTATATGCCTGCGTTTGGGATCACTCAGTCGGAACGGTTGTTACGGCACGAAGCTGAGAATATGACGGAGGGGGATTTCCGTCGTGCGTTCGGTAACCAGTGGACCGAAACCGAGGAGCGGGTCATTCCGGGAGAATGGTGGCAGGCTGTTTGTTCTCGCGATCATCGGACTATTAACCCTGTGTATGCGATTGATGCTCGACCTGACCGGTCGCGGGCGGCTGTATCTAAAGCCGATTCGTCCGGCAACGTCGAGCTTGTGGCTGTCCGAGAAGGGATCAATTGGGTTCTCGACGCTTTCACGGATAAAGTCGAACAGTCGACTCCGGTTCTTGTGGACAAGTACGGACCGTTGAACGTTGTCGGCGACGACTTAGAAAAGGCCGGGTTCAACGTAGTCCGCATGGACTCGTTAGAGGTCCGTAAAGCGTGCCTCCGGTTTTTTGATGGGATTGCTGATAAGAAGGTTCGGGTCCGTACCGACGAACGTTTAGACGACGCGGTGAAACACGCCGCCCGCAAAAGTACTGTTGATTCGTGGGCGTGGCATCGTGAAGCTCCGGGAGGAGAAATACTTATGGCTTCTTCTCTTGCCTACACGCATGCTGTGACAGAAACCGAAGTTGTTCCGCCGTTCGCATGGAGTTGATCCGACTCGCCGGATTGCTTTTCGTTATCGCCGCTGTCGGGTTTGTTGTTTCGGCTGTCGCCTACTTCGATTGGCGGGCTGGTGTTCTCACGTTGAGCGGGTGTGTGTTGTTGGCGGGAATCCAATTCTTGAGGAGTTCTAGTGGTTGATGTTCTCGCCGCGTTGACGGGCCGACCGTCCGACAATACTCGTTCCGGGTTGTTGCCTTGGGACGATTTTTTTGGACCGTTTTCGCATAACGGGTACCCGCATTTCGGGTTCCCGATCCAAACTCTCGCCGGTGACAAGGAAGTCATGGGCGCGGGGTTCGCTGGAATGGTCGAAGGCGCTTATAAGAATTCGGGTGTTGTTTCAGCTTTGGAACTTATCCGTTTGAGCGTGTTCGCTGAAGCCCGGTTCGCTTACCGCCGTTTGAATAAGGGCCGGCCTGGTGAACTTTTCTCTACTCCGTCGTTGAACATTCTTTCCCGTCCTTCTCCTGGTAAAACCACCGGCGACCTGTTGTCTGCTGCTCTGCTCGATGTGGACATGGCGGGTAACCATTTCGCTGTGAAAGTCGACGGGCGGATCAAACGGATGCGTCCCGACTGGGTGACTGTTGTGTTGGGTAACGACAACGACGAAGTCGACGCTTTAGAAGACCCCGAGTCGGAAGTTGTTGGCTACTTGTACCATCCGGGCGGTAACCGCACCCGCGACCCGATCCCCTACGCCGTGGAACAGGTTGTTCACTGGCCTGGTTTGCTACCCGACCCGACCGCCGTATACCGGGGCATGTCGTGGCTGACACCTGTTGTCAGGGAAGTTCTTTCCGACCGGCAGGCAACCTCCCACAAACAAAAGTTTTTCGAGAACGGCGCCACTCCGAACCTGATAATCAAAAACCAGGTGACGAATATCGACGCTTTCAAACAGTGGGTTGCACTGTTCCGGGAGGAACACGAAGGGGTAGCTAACGCTTACAAAACCCTCCATTTGGGTGCTGGTGCGGACGCTACCGTTGTCGGTTCTAACTTCCAGCAACTCGACTTCAAAGCTGTTCAAGGCGCCGGCGAAACCCGTATCGCTGCTGCTTCGGGTGTTGGTGCTGTCATGGCCCAATTCTCTGAAGGTATGGAAGGTTCAGCGTTGAACGCTGGTAACTATTCCGCTGCTCGTCGTAGGGTCGCTGACGGTTTGTTTAGACCGTTGTGGCGTTCTATTTGTGCCGCTTACGAACCGATTGTTACCGTTCCCCGCAATTCCGAACTTTGGTACGACGAACGTGACATTGCGTTCCTCCGTGAAGACGAGAAGGACGCTGCGGAGATCCAGAATAAGCGTGCTGCGACCGTCGAATCGTTTATCCGCGCCGGGTACACCCCCGATTCGGTTGTGGTCGCTGTAGACAACGACGATTTCAGTTTGTTGGAACATACCGGGTTGTTCTCCGTTCAGCTGCAACCTCCCGGTGCTCAATCCCCTACCCAGGAGACTCCTGATGAGTGACAAAGTTACTCGGTCTTTCGACTTTGAAGTACGTAACGTGACCGACGCCGACGACGGCCTAACCTTAGAAGGGTACGCCGCCGTGTTCGACACGCCGACATCTATCCGCGACCGGTTAGGCGAATACGACGAAACTATTGCCCGTGGTGCGTTCACGAAAACTCTTTCCGAACGTACCCCTGTGCTTCAGTTCGACCACGGCACCCACCCGATGATCGGTTCCATTCCCCTCGGGCAGATCCGTTCTGTTACCGAAGACGAGAACGGGTTGTTCGTCAAAGCCCGCCTGTCGGATAACTGGCTGGTCCAACCCGTCCGCGAGGCTATCGAGAATGGTTCCATCCGTGGTATGAGTTTCCAGTTCGCTGTCACCCGCGACGAATGGAACGACGACCAAACCTCCCGCACTATCCGGGAAGTCAAACTTTACGAACTGGGCCCGGTCGTTTTCCCCGCCTACGAGCAGACCACTGTCGGGGTACGTTCCGAAATCAGCAATGTTTTAGCCTGCGAGAACCTACGCATGGATCTTGCTAGGGCGATCACTTTCCCCGCCGACCCGGACGCCGCCACAAGCACCTCCGGCGAAGCCAACGACACGCCGCCTCCCGCACCTGTCGTCACCGCAAACGAACGGAAAGCCATAGCTGCACCGTTCGACAAACAACTTAAAGGAGTTATCGCATGAGTAACAAGCTCATTGCGCGGCTTTCTGAAATCAAAGAGGAAGCGTTGGCTATCCGCTCAGAACTATCCGAGCTGGTAGAAGCCGACGAACTCGACGACGATCAGGAAGCCCGTTTCGCTGAACTCACTTCCGACGAGGACAACCCTGTTCGCGCTTTGGAAGCTGAGAAAGCACAAATCGAATCCCGACTGGCAGTATTGGATGCTGCTGAGAAGGTCGGTTCCACCGAAATCGGTGAGGACCGTTCCGTTCCCGCGTTCATGAAACGCACCGAAACGGACATTGATCTGCGTACCGCTTCCCGTGGCGAAGTCCGCTCGGCCGCTCTGAAACGGCTCGAGGAGGAACACACGGAGCAGATGGTTCCCGTCACCGACGAGAACGCCGCGCACATCGAGAAGCTGGTCAAGACACGTTCGATGAACACCGACGGCGACCTTATCGCCCGACGGTTGCTTATCACCGAGTCGCCCGCTTACCGGTCAGCGTTCGGTAAAGCCATGACGTACGCACAGCCCGCATGGACCCAAGAGGAAATGAACGCTATTTCCCAGTTCCGTGCCGCTGAACAGTCACTAACCAGTGCTTCTGGTGGTTACGGTGTTCCCGTACTCATCGACCCGACCGTTATCCTGACGTCGGGTGCTGCTGTCGCACCACTGTTGGGTGTGTCTCGTATCGAGAACATCACTAACAACGTGTGGAAGGGTGTCAGTTCTGCTGGTGTCGCATTCGCGAACGAAGCCGAATCAGACCCCATTGCTGCGCAGCAGGCAACGTTCGCTCAGCCGACCGTCACCCCTGAGAAAGCGGCCGCTTTCATCCCGTACTCATTCGGATCGAAGGCGACTACCCCAACTTCGCGGGTGAAATGGCTACGCTCATCGAGCAGGCTTACGTCGACTTCCTCGCTGTTGAAACCGCTACCGGTTCTGCCGGTGTTGTCGGTATTTTCACGGCGATCGACGCTGCGTCAGGTTCGGAAGTGAACCCGACGACTGACGGTGCTCTCGGACCGGAAGACGCCCTCGTGGTTTGGAAGAACCTGCCTGAGCGTTACCGTCCGCGTTCGACGTGGTTCATGGACGTCACTGTTGAATCGCAGTTGCGTACTGGTGCTGACGGTTACGGTTCTCGTGACCTGTCCAGCGAAGGTATCGGCCCACTGTTGGGCAAACGTGTGCTTTTGAGCGACTATGCTCCCGCCTTCTCCGGAACTACGGGTGCTAGTAACTTGGCGATCCTCGGGGACTTCTCCCGTTACGTCATCGCGCAACGTGTCGGGATGAGCGTCGAGTTCATACCTCACGTGTTCCACTCTGACGGAACGCCTAAGGGCCAGCGTGGCTGGCTTGCATGGGCTCGTGTTGGAGCTGACTCCGTTGACGACAACGGGTTCATTTTACTTCAAAACGCCTAGGGTACTGGGGTTTTAGACAAACCAGTGATATACTGGAAGTCATGGAATCCCATACCAATCAATGTGAATGGTGTGGAGTCGACTTTGTGTTTGCTCCACACCACCCACACCAGAAATACTGTTCCATTCCTTGTCAAAGAAAAGGAACGTGGCAAAGGAACAAACCGACTGCCCGACTTCTTGAATGTGAATGGTGTGGGGCCGAGTTTCAGGCACGAACCAGCCAACAGAAGTATTGTTCTGTTCCTTGTCAGCAGGCTTCTTACAAGAACAAGTTGAAGGTAGGTCGCGACTCAAGGCCTAACATTTGTCCCGAATGTGGCGAATCTTTTGAACCCAACCAGCGAGGAGCCCCAAAGAAGTATTGTTCTCGGGTGTGTACTGTGCGTTCAGGAAACCGAAGAAATAACCGTTCTCGGCTGCCCCTGATGCAACCACGGGAGAGGTCATGTGATTATTGCGGCGAAAGTTATGTTGCCAGGAGTCGGGACAGCCGCTATTGCCCCGATAGTTGGTGTAGACAACTCGCCTACCAGAAGCGCAAGCGAGAGGGAAAATCTCGTCTGGTTGTTCCCCACAAGGTGACCTGTGACGATTGCGGAAACGAGTTCGTGGGCAAGCACCCTTCTGCTCGTTGGTGTTCTAAGAAGTGTGCTAATAGACACTGGGGCCGTGTGCGTTCCCGTCAGCGCCGTAGGCCAACCCGAGCTAAATACACCGACCTTCAAGTTTTCGAGCGGGATAACTGGACGTGCCACATCTGTGGTGGGCCGGTTGATCCCGACCTCGACCGCCTCCACGAGATGGGGGCAACCATCGACCACATCACCCCGATTAGCAAGGGTGGCGTGGACGAACTAGACAATGTTGCTCTTGCTCACTGGTCTTGTAACCGGGAGAAAGGAGCGACCCTAAGTTAAGGAGAATGCGTATGGGGTATACCTATGCGAAATCCACTGTATCCGCCACTACAAGGGGCGGAATAATCATCAAACTGAACGTTGGGGAAACGTGGGATGAGAACGACCAGTTCGTTAAAGACCACCCCAACTTGTTCGATAAAAACCCGCCGCGTGTGCGCACTCAGTCTGGGTGGGTTCCGGCGGATGTTGTAGTCGAAACGGCTACGGCGAATCCCGGTCAGAAACGAAAAACCAAACGATGAACGGGAGCGGCGTTTTCGTCGCGTACCTCCACCCCGATAACATTTCGGCGTCGTTCCACAAATCCATAACCGATCGTGACTGGGAAAC